AAGTTGAAATGACTTAAAGAAACATTAACAAAATATATATTACTATGAGCATTAATGCTAACGAATATGAAATCGTTATAAAGAATAAACGCGTATGGGACTTCTATAACCAAAATAAAAACATAGATATCGAAACTGCTAACGTTATGCTCATAGATTTTATGGAGAACATTTTTAATGAGATATCCAGTGTTGATGAAAACATAAACTCTCAATTATTATCTTATATGAAGGAGAGCAAGCTACAGATAGATTATCTGAAACATAATATAAACTCGATTAGCGAGAACATTTCAAAGATTAATGCTGAGATGAAAAACAATATGATGTTACAGTTTATGGATTTGAAGAAAGATTATATCGATGATGTTCGACAGGTTATCCATAATAGCACATTGACAACGAGTGAGAAAATTACCGCGCTTATGGATAAAAATAATACACATCTTGTTGATAAAACCACATTGATATTGAATGATATAATACCAAAGAACCAACAACAGCTAAGTTCTCAAATGCAGTCGAATTTAAAACAATTATATGTTCAGATTAACGAAGATACAAACAAACTAGCAAAAAACATGAACAGCGATAAATCCATAAACGAATTTCTTGGTAACTTTGAAGCTAAGTATAGTACCATGATGCAAACGATTCAACAACCCTTATATTCTTTTTTCGCGGCAAGCGAGAACCGCATAACGCAAAATATTGATACCCTCAAAGAAACGGCAAGTAGTTCGTTACAAAGTCAAAGTAAGCTCCAAGAAGACCTGGGTGAATTTCTTAGTAAGTATAATGTATCATCAAATAAAGGCAAATATGGAGAACATAATTTGTGTAATATTTTGAATACTTTATACCCCACTGCTGAAGTTCGGGATACTACAGGCGTGAAATCTTCGGGTGATTTTATTATGGAGCGTCCAGATAGAACATCCATTTTATTCGAGAACAAAGATTATAAGCAAAATATTAATAAAGAAGAAATAGCGAAATTCATCGTCGATGTAGATAACCAAAACATGCATGGCGTGTTTTTGTCTCAGTATTCGGGTATTGCTTTCAAACAAAACTTCCAAATTGATATTCATAAGGGTAAAATTTTGATTTACGTTCAGAATTGCGAATATTACGCGGATAAAATTCGCCTGGCTGTTGATATTATCGATAGTTTGTCTATTAAAATCGAGGAACTTAGCCAGGAAGAAGATACCAATTCTATTTCCAAAGAAATCTTGGATAATATTAACGACGAATATCAAAAATATATTGCTCAAAAGGAGAACTTGACAGTTTTACTCCGCGATTTTCAGAAGAAAATGCTCGCGCAAATCGAAGATATCAAATTTCCAGAACTTGATAAGTACTTGTCTCAAAAATACGCCTATGTGAAGAATGCCTGTTTTGTATGTGACCTTTGTAATAATTTTAATGCTAGTAATAAACAGAGTTTATCTGCTCATAAACGCGGTTGTATTAAGAAAACTAAGGTTACCACGCCTCTTCAAAATACGTTAATCGCGAAAAAATAGTGAATACAATTCAAATACTAATTTCAAAATTTGCGATTTTGCGATAATTACAAAAAGTACAGTTGTAATTACAAATTTATTACAATGTTTTCGAAAATTATAGAGATTTCGAGAACATTTTTATTCTACGGGGACTTCTTCTTCATCTACGTCTTTTTTTTCATCATAAACCGGAACTGGAGAACATTCCGTAACGTGGATTTGGTTTTTGGTATGATTTTTTATACATTTCTTTACTGTTTTTTCATGATGGTGATGTTTTTTACAATGTAATACGGCTATTTTATAGCTTGTATGGCGTTTTATGCATTCGTCCGTTTTTTTTTTATTTTGGCCGTAATGCTTTTCACAGTGTTTTTTTGCTTTATTCATACAACTCTCTTTGTCTATATTTAATTGTTGTGCTTCTTTTTCATTTGTTGGGAAATAAGGGAGATAAGGATATTTATCATGAAAATGTTCGTAGAAAACATTATAGTTTAATTTGAAAAACCCATCTGTGTCTTTTTGCGCCTCATCTAAGTAGTTTATTTTATCGTAAATTTGGTGGTCATTCGTATATGATTCGCCCATTGCGTTTCCTTTTCCAATATTATTTTTCATTATTCCAGTTACGGGGTCTATATCAAAGACAAAACATACGCTATTTATTCCTTGTATTAGTTTAGTTTTAAACGTATCTAGTTTATCGAATTGCTCTTTTGTTAATGTTATAGATTTTCCGTTTGGTAAGCTTGTCGTTATTGTTCCGTCTTTGTTATACTTTACTTCTCCAAAATAATCGTTTTTTGCTATTGAACCATCGGGAAATACTTTTTCGACCAATTTTCCCCATTTATCGTTTCTTACTATTGTTCCATCCGGCAATATTTTTTTAGTTATGTAACCAAACCCATTTTTTGTTATTTTTGTACCATCCTTTGATATTTTGGTACTACTCATTTTCTCAATGGTCTCATCTACGAATCTTTCAAAATCCGAGCTAGTGTTGTAAAGTGGTATAATCCAAAGTGGTGCTGTAGCAACAATAACCGGTGATAAAATAATTCCAATTGCTATAAATGGCGCCAAAAATACTTGCATATACAGAAGAAAGGGGTTATTTGAACCACCTTTTTGAATAGAGGTATCCGCGTCATAAAATCCGTCGTTTTTTTCTATAATATATTCTTGTATCGGTTTATTTAATGATAACGCCGCTCCTAATCTAGTTAGATGTTTCTTCAGAAACCCCGCTATACCATCATAATTAAAATCAAAGATAACAAAAAATTTATCCTGCTCTTTTGATTTTACGAAATAACATTTTGCTAGTGAAAACCCGCTTTTATTTGACTGTATATTTATCACTGGTTTATCGACAAAAGTATATCTGTCACCGTATTTTTCGATATCATATTTTTTTTGTTCGGCTTCTGCCGTTTCGGTTTGTTGCATTAGTTGTGATAAATTTTCTCCTGTGAAATAACCGCCTTTGTTTATGTGCCTAGTGTTTTTTCTATTATGTTTTTTTCTTCTACTAAATCGCTTTTTTGTATTTCTCATTTATACTATCTCTAGATTAAATCTTTGGCTTCATGACAAACCGCGTGATTCCTATGTCATCGCAATCTTGTTTCGAATAACAACAATTGTTTTCTATTTTTCCTTTTAAATCTATCATGTTCCATGGTTGTAACCATCGAGTTTGAATTTTATTTTTTAGGTCTTCCGCCGAAAGCTCATAAATCATAAGAATATCTTCTGGAACAATATTATCGTGTTTATCGTGCATCAACATATCGGTCACACCATCACTTACACAAACAGATACAATTTCGTCGGTCGGTTGTATTTCAAACCGCAATACGTCAGGCGAAGGGCGCAAATTATTATTATGCCCGATTGCTTGCGTAGGCGCGAATCGATTCCCATTTTTCAGAATTACATATTCAGAATAAACACACGCCAAATTTGTATCCGAAACAACTTTTATATTACAAGAAATACTATATGTAACCGTATCTCCCAGACGTTCCTTTTCTTTTTTATTACCCCAAAAATGGTCTTCGCTTTGAAAAATCAATACTCCGTTACGAAATAGAAACATTTTGGAATCCCCACAGTTCGTACATGTAAGAACATTCCCATCTAGTATTCCAAAATTCATCGTAGCTCCAGATATCTCATGTCGTTTAACTATTCCGCGCCATAATAAATTTTCTGAAATCTCCTCTACAGGTGATTTTTTTTCCATAAACTCTGCTAATTTTCCGTTTGTTGCCATTTTTCTTAATTCTTCTATTACGGTATTTGTGCCATGTCCATCCCATATACCAAAATATCGTCTCCCTGATGCAGTTTCACCGTAAAAAGGTTGGTCTTGGCCCTTACTGTTTTTCTCTACCGCAGTAGAAATCTCAATATCGTGACTCATTTGTGTTGTTGAATCAAACATTACCGCCATGTTTTTTGTTGTTATTTATTTAAATAATCGAATAAATAACAGCTCAATTTTTTGCTATTTACTAACAAAAACATTTAATGACACCGTTTCGTGCGTTTTTCAATACATCTTTTAATTTTTTTTTCGTCCTTATGTTTTTTACTGCATTTTTTGGGTACGCGTTTTATACAATTCGTGCCGCATTTTTTTCTTGTACGTCTTACGACGCATTCCTCTTTTGTTTCATCCCAATCTAAATTATTAACATCTTCGCATTTAATTATTTGTCTGTCTGCACACGGTATAATATTGTTCTCTTCAACCGGTTGTATTATTTTATTAATCGGTTCACTCTTTATCGGTTCGATAGTGGTTGGCTCATTTTTTACTGGTTCGGTATTCACGGTTTCAGTATTTGTCTCTTCAGTGGTCGCGGGTTCAGCAGTCGTTGGTTCGGCAATTACTGACTCATTATTTGTCTCTTCACTTTTTACTGGTTCATCTTCACTTTTTACTGGTTCATCTTCGCTTTTTACTGGTTCATCTTTGCTTTTTACTGGTTCATCTTCGCTCTTTACTGGTTTACCGTCGATTCTATCCATTTCTCGTATTAGTAAATCTTGAAACGTTTTTCCCGACGTATCTCCAAACCAGCTCACCATACAAGAGGATGCTGTTCGATTCAAAACACTACCGCCGCACGTTTTTAGTTTTATTTTTTCCGTTTGTTTTACGATAAGAGGCGTATTTGTAGTTATTTCTCCTGTTATTACGTTGATCCAATTTATTATCTTTATTTCCGTTTTATCTCGGCCCATCATATCAGCTGTGGTATCTTTTTTTGTTTGAGGAACCCAAGATTCTACCGTTTCTGATTCAAATTTTAATTTATCTGTTAGCAAAATAGGTGGTATTTTATTTACTATTTCCCCACTAATTTTATTTTCCCAGTAAAATTGAATAGTATGATAGAATGGGTCAAACGTTCCACCCCCTCTACTCCACGGGTCCTTCCACGGCTGGGTATATTTTTTTACCCACGATTCGGGGAGAAGCGAAACTTCTTTTTGTTCATCGGTGAACATATTGTCCGGAATTTTATTCGATTTTTCTTTCGTTTCCGTGTTTTCCCATATTGTTTCTGGTATGTTTTCTGATTTTGCGATAGGAGGTGTGATTAATTTCCAAGAATTGTTTATTGCCGCAATCATATCATCTGTCATTAAAACCGCCGGTATTTTATTTACCACTTCTCCGGTAATTTTGTTTCTCCAGGTCTTTTCTTCCGAATAAGGTTTTATTATATTCTCCCACGCTTCCGCTTTTTCCGCTTCTTGTTTTATTTCATCCGTTTTAATCTCTTCGGGAATGGTATTTGATTCGCTACCCGTTATTCTATTTTTCCATTTAAATTGCGCGATATCGTTTTTATCTTTGATGTACCATTGTTTTGATAAAGTAATGGCCTCTTGTTCTTTTGTGGCGGGTTTTATCATGGCCTTTGGGTTTTTGCTATAAAATTTTGCATAATCTAACTTATACGGATGGCTTTTCATAAACCGTTCTTCTATTTTAGGTAACGCGAGGTCTTTAAAATAATCGTTTGGATTTTTTTCATCATATTTTTTGGGTGATGAATATCCAGTTCCTTGGTTATATAGTAACGTATTCGTTTTTTCATCAATATCAAATACAAAAAAAATACTTTCTGCGGTAAAATTTGTATTACTCGTAAATGAATCCGACGCAGTTATTCTTTTAATCCCTGAAACGCCTAATTTACCCGCTTCAACCACTCCATTGGCCGCCATTATTACTGGCGCAAATGGCAATAATGCAATCATAACCATTGGATTTGTTTGTTGTCCGCCTATGTGTTCTTCGTTACCGCCAAAATATTTTCCACCTGTAGTACTCGAAAATCCTATGTCTTTTTTAATTAACTGATCTATGATTAGCGCGGTAGCGCTTTTTTGTTCCACCGAATTTCCTGTTAATGTACTAGTCACGACATTCCCCACTCCCAAACTTACTCCTCTGGCGAGCGAAGTCGCTTTATTCATTAACCCTTTGAATAAATTAAAAATAATAAAACAGTTTCCGGGTTCTCCCTCTGAACCATTTGACGGACCTTGTACTAAAAAAAACATTTGCGCTAAACTTAGACCTTTCCAGCTTTTGATTGTTATTGCCATAGGTATCGTATGACCTGCGCCAGCACCTCCACCTCCGCGTTTTTTAGTATATTTTTTATTATTTTTTTTATTTAATTTATGCGTTTTTGTCATGCTATATATTTCGTTTACATTTAAAAATTGATCCTTTTTTCGTTTTTACATAATGATAGTAAAATGAATCCGGCTTGGCTGTATGAACGACATTCTATGCAAAATGGTGATACTGTTCGTGTTACCGTTCGTCAGAATCCCAGTGAAACCTATGTAGGCACTATTTATGATATTATGTCTTTGCCTTTGAATAGAGCACGACCAAATGGGCCGCCCGTTGAACACTTTTATATTCAATTCACTCCAGAGATATATTCCAAACTTCTTATGCGCGGTAGTGAAATCATTTATAATCGTAATCGTGAGGCCGTTGGTACAATTCAAAGAGATTCGTCGGGCAATATCATAAAATTTACCCTACAATCTGGTGCTCCCTCTTCATCGGAAACGGAAGGTTCTCCAAATAATATTCATGCCGCGCTTATTTGGAGAATTCATTATACTATTCAACCGTTGTAATTTTGAACCAATTCGAGAACTTGTTTGAATCGCAAAAATTGATTAAAGTTATTGACTTTTTTATTGGAGCAAAAACATCAAATCATGTCGCGATCCAGAAACGCATTTCGTTCCACAAAGCGCACTCCCTCGAAGCCCGTGCTGGATATTTCATCCAATGTTCATTTTCCGGAGCTCGCCTCGAATATGAAGTCAAGTGAAAACAATAAACCGGTGTGGAATTGCGAAAAAATAACGACGTTTCGCGACGACGCCAAATATTATAAAAACGGTAATATTTACGAGGGCGATTTCGACGACGAAGGTCTTCCTTGTTACGGTAAGATTACTTTTGCTAACGGAGATCTCTACGAGGGACCTATTCGTGAGCATTGGATAAAGGACGATGAAGAGGAAGACGATGACGTTTATAAAAACGACTCCGTGTTTGGTTCCTATCAACACGATTATTACGAAGAGGACTACGATTACGACGACGAATATTCCGATGAATATTACGAAGAGGAAGAGTCCAGACCGGAAAAATACGGTAAATTTACATACGCAAATACGGGTAAGGTATTTTGGGGCGTATTTTGCTTCAAAGATAGAAAAACGTGGTAAATATTGTTTACATACACATATAAAGATTTAATAATTAACTATACATACTATATAATGTGGTCCAACCTACTTATTGTATCTTTTTTTTGCGCATGCAATGCCTCTTTACTCGATAAATTCGAGAACTGGATTCATACCTTTGCCATTCAGTTTAAGGATAAACACCATTTTAACGATGTTTTCCGTATTTGGAAACAAAATGATCAATTTATTGAAGACATTAACGCGAAGAATCTGACTTACCAACTCGGGCATAACCCTTTTTCCGGTATGGATTCGGAGCAATTTCGTACTTTTATGGGGTTCTCGATTTTGGGCGACATAAAATACGATTATTTAACAAATACTTTTAGTGAAATTGATAAGAGCGAACCCGTCATTGCGGATAATTTGCCCCAGAGTATTGATTGGTCTGCAAAAGGCGCTGTTACTCCAGTAAAAGACCAAGGACAATGTGGCTCCTGTTGGAGTTTTTCGGCTACGGGCGCTCTCGAGGGCGCTTATTATGCCAAATATAAGATTCTTGAGACGTTTTCTGAGCAACAATTGGTTGACTGTGATACTCGCCGAACCGGTGGAAAGGATATGGGTTGTAAGGGAGGTCTTATGGATAATGCTTTCGCTTGGATAGAAAAAAATGGCGGTCTTTGTGCCGAGCGCGATTACCCCTATGTTTCGGGAACCACGAAAACCGGGAATACCTGTCAAACCAATTGCGAAGTAGTTATTAAGAGCGGTATCAAGGAATTTGTCGACGTATTTCCGAGTTCCGAAGACGCTATGAAAACTGCTCTATCCAAACAACCCGTTTCTATTGCCATCGAAGCGGACCAGCGCGAGTTCCAACTCTATAAATCCGGCGTTTTTACCGGCACGTGCGGAACAAAGTTGGACCACGGAGTATTACTTGTCGGATATGACTCTTTAAATGGTATTAATTACTGGAAAGTAAAAAATTCCTGGAGTGCCTCTTGGGGTCTTAATGGATATATTTTATTGGGTCGTGGCCCGGAATATAATAATGGTGACGGACAATGCGGTCTTTTGCTCCAGGGTAGTTATCCTTTGCTATAATGATCGTCGTTTATTTATTTTCGTAAATTTCAATAAGTTCGTGTAGCGTTTTAAGTGGCCCGCGCCCATATCTTCTTTTGGATAGCTTTTTATAATCAATGGGACCATTACCGCGTAATCGTACACATTGCCCATTGTATTTTTCTTCGATTGATTTTGTTAATAAAATATGACCTGTATTTTTCATATTTTGTGTAATAATGAAGCTCCACGTATTCGGACTAAGTGTATCTGGTACAGAGAAATAAATTTTTTTATATAGAAACGACGGGGCGCACTGAATAATAGCACAAGTTTTATTTTCCATGATTGTTTTCGAGAACTTTTCTCGGCGTAAAACCAATCAATTTTTACTTTATATTTCTACTTTTCTAATTCAAAATTCTAATTTTATTACCATAAATGATCTCATTTAGCGAGGGTTATAAATATTTTTTTGGGGGTATGAATTATATGGAAAATACAATTGTCTATACAGATATAGATTTATCCTCCAACGTTTTTAAAACCATCGACGGTTCAAATTGTTATATTCGAGAACCTTTTGATTTATCCAGTACGTTTTTCAAACAACATTTCGAAGGCAAAGAAATGTTGCTCGGTCAATCTATTCGCGAATATTTTTATTTTACTGGTTCGCCCGGACCGGTAGGTCCTCCTGGCCCCGCTGGACCCGCCGGCTCAGTTTCTTTGGCAAAACACTCGAGTACTTTTTTAAATATATATAATACAAACCAACAACAAGTTCTCAAAAATTCTTCTATTGTTTTTGATATGAATAATTATGTACATGGTTGTTGTGGACATAGCCCAGGAACGTCTCAAATTCATATTTGGGAAACAGGATTTTATTATGTATATACAAATATTTACCATATCGAAGGATGTCAGTTTTCCCTTTTTAAAAACTCCAATTCTATCGTCCCTGGTAGTACCATTGGTTCTCTTACTGGTTCCTCGCAAAACTCTAGTGTAGTTATTTTACAAATCACAGATGATGATATCTCTGTTCCTTGTCCCATGTCACCAAATGGTAAATCTTGTATTCTTGAAGTATATAATAATACACCTTATATTCCATTCGTTACTCTTTACGATAGTAGTGGACTCGGATATTTGATTCCTCAAATTAACGCAACTCTTACCATTTTTTTACTGAAAAATTGAATTGCTTTGTTTCGGATTTATTTTTCGTAAAAACAACCAAAATGCAACGTCTTATGGATAAATATTTGCTTCCTAGTAAAAATTTATCTTTGGTGGATAAAAAACTCGGTCATTATTATGTGTTTCGAACGCCGCATGGTCAACTTTATGTAATCGACGATGAGTCCTTTACACATAAACTAACCGGCCCTTCCGTTCAAAAAAACATTCGCCCTGATATGCTCATTCCCGATGATACGTTTACCATTAAAAACGCAGAGTTTTCTGGTCTTTTACAATATAAATATCGCGTTCGAGGCGAGTATTATGTTGTAAAGGACCAAGATAAAAATGACCAGATTATTATTCGCGGCGTTGATATGGATGGATTAAAACCACTCTAATGTGCTTATAAACGTCAATATTTCTTTATCCAGCGACATTGCTGGAGACCAATTACCATTACAGAATAGCATGAGTTCTTCGATTGGTTTTTTTATTCCATTCTCTTTATATTCATTCAATAAGGTTCCATACGGATACCACAAAAGGATAATCCGGCGGTAGTACGATACTATATTTTATTTTGTGACCCGAAAATAGATAAGCATAAATTTCATTATTCATGTCTCTGGGTAATTCGATAATATTATTTTTGAATAAATCATAATCGCGGTTATACGATTCAATGGTAAGAATATATCTACGTAAACTATCGTCTTCTTGTTCAAGAGATACTTTTCGTATGTGATTTTCAGTATTTTTT